ATCCATATCGTCTTCGCCGACTGCGACAAGTCTTTCAATATTCCAGCTTGCATTGATTACAAATTGGCCTTTGAGTTTCTCAAACTCAGCAAGTATTAGCGTTTTGTTGTCCATATATTTGAATTATTATCTAAAAACGTAAACTAGAGTACCGCCCTTAACCAGGTCAATTATCTGCCGGTTAGTTTCATCAGGCGTTGCGAAACAGCCAGCAGACCAAGCAAAGTCCATTTTCTTATTTGAATGGAAAATTATATTTCTGGAATAGGCATTTGAATTTTGAGATTCAAGTCCACGAACGTACATTGAATAACCGAACTTTCCGTATTTCGTTCCGCCAGTTATATAAGCACCTAGACTTGACTTTTCTGAACCTGGTACATTACTAAAATCGGTGGCATGAATTAATCCGCTGTTGTATGCATGACTTACTCTTGACGATATTACTATTCTTTTTTTGGCCATGTCAACTACATAAAGTCGGTCGGCTAAAATTGATTTAGAATAGTCAATTATGACCACGTAATCTCGTTTTTTAACATCGTACTTTTTTGACATCTCGGTTGCTAAGTTAATGACTCTTGAGTCAGTATCACAAGAGAATCCCATGCAGGTCAATACGGCCAGCAAAAATACAATAGTAAATAATTTCATATAAAAAGTTTTTAATGGTGATTAAATTTTACCAATGTCAAAAGTTATAGCGGTTGGATTTTGGGCTGTTTTCCACAGCTGACTCACCAAGCTATTCTCGTTTGGTTTTTTATAATTTACCAATAATTCAATCGATTGTTTCTTATTGGCTGCCAACCAAGTACCATAGAACTTTGCAAAATCTTCCATTTGATCGGTCAGGTCGATGCAGCCATGAGAACCGGCAAGGGATCCGCCGTGTACGTAAAAGCTTCCACGACCATAAGTCTCTGTTCCTGGCGCGATCTTGATTGGGGCCCTAAAGTTACCCCAGCCTATTTTACTGTAAAGTGTGTCAGCCTGAAACGCTTTGTCAGCATCAGTCTTTGCGCTTGCAGTACCGGTAAATTGATTCCATAGAGCTTCAAGCGAACCAATTTCAGATTTATCACCCACTCGAGTTTCAATTCGACCGACTGTGTACTTTCCTGGTGGAATTGGACCGGCGTTTTTATCCTTGGACCATTCTTCTGGGCTCTTGACAAGACGGCTAATTAGTTTACCCCAATCTCCAGGAGGTGTGTTTCTCCAAGTCAAACCGCTAATTGCTTTCCATGCTTTAACGACAGCGCCATTAACAATCCATTTTAATTGATCTCCATCAAATAGTAGTGAGGCATTTGGTATCAAGACCTGGTCCGTACCAACCTTCTTTTTAGCAACATCCTTGCCTGCTTGAGAGGTTGCAGCTAATGAGTCAGCTGCCTCAGCTATCAACTGCGAGGCTTTAAAATTGTTGAATGACATTATTTGATTCATGGAAATCTGTATTTTTCAGGGTTATTTATTCACAGGTTTTACTAAAATCGATCAATCTAGTAAGCAGGTTTATTAAATTGAAAGCTTGAGCAGCTTTTCCTTACGAGGTTCAGAGTCTGATCCGAACCAATCGCTTAGGCTATCTTTGTATTGCTTATCGTTCTGTAATTTAACCAGGACCGGATTATGAATAATATCTCGATATTCAACGTCTTCCAAGGCAGCAAGACCTTTCTTGTATTCAACATCCCAGCCCTTTGCACCAGTTCGCTTTTCCCATTCAGAGTACTCGTCGTTTGAATAGAATGGCTTTACCTCCTTGCCCTTCTTTGCAACGACCAATGGGGTCATTACCTTGAAGACCCGGTTCTGTTCAAAGAGTTCCGGCCAATACTTATTAAAGAAATTAATTAGTAGACCGGCAATTGAGTCTCCGTCCGGATCAGCATCAGTATATATGTACACTTTTCCATATCTCAGATCACCCGGTTCCTCTCCTAATTTAATTCCTAATGATGCCATAAGCTGGACGACCTCATCATTCTGGATGACCCCAGAGTTTGTCATCTCGCTAACGTTTAAGAACTTACCCTTTAGCGGAAAGGCTCCGAACGTTTGCGGATCTCTGAACTTACGTACAGCCGAAAGCGCTGACATTCCTTCAAATATTCCAAGCACGCATTTATTACGGTCCTTGCCCTTTGCATCAATTAACTTAAGCACTTTAGTGCTGGCTAAAGATTTATTAAGCTTACGAAGTTCAGCACGTTCTTCAGCACTTTTTTTCTGTTCAATCCAATCCAATAGAGACTGAATTACTTCTGATCCAAAAACCGCTTTTGCGAATTTCTCAGTAACTTCATGCTTTGTACCAAAATCCTTGGGCTCAGTGATTAACTTTTCTTTGGTTTGAGATGAGAATGCCGGATTGATTACGGTACAGTTTATGAAAAGAAATACATGGTTCTTTATTTCAGAAGGTTTAACATCGACCTTGTGTTTTTTCTTAATCATGGCCCTGAGATACTCAATTACCTGATTTAGGACATAGCTCTCATGAGTTCCTCCGTCCTTTGTGTGGATTGAATTAACGAATGATACTGATTGGAACCCGTCCTTTGAAACACCAAAGGATATTTCCCAATCCTTTGATCTTTCCCAAATTGAATCGTTTACGTAAAGATCAACATATTCCTTAAATGTTTTAAACTTATACTTCGCGCCGTTGAATTCAAGCTTAAGACCTGGATTCGCGGCGGCAATATCGATTACTCTTTTACGCATCATCTTACAATGAGCATCATCGATCTTCTTCATTTCAAATCTTGACAGATCTGGAACGTAGGTTATTTCAGTAAAGCCTTGAGAGGTTTTGCTGGTTTTTGGAGTCGTTCTCTTTGACATATTATCGGTGAACGTCTGTAAGAATCGATTCCTTCCGTCTGCTGTGTCAATCACGAATCTCTTTGAGAAGATATTAACAAGTGAAGCTCCAACTCCATTCGTTCCAGCAACGGTTCTGCCCTCATCGTCATTGAAGTTTGAGCCAGCTCTTAAGTTAGAGAAAATTAATTCAGGAATCCAGACTTTATGATCAGGATGCTGTACCACTGGAATTCCTCCATTGTCCCATACCGTGATGGTGTCTGCACTCACCGATACTTTAATTGTGTTAATTTTACCGGACCTTTTATGCTCGTCAACTGAATTCGAAATGATTTCGTCAAACAGTTTTAGGAAACCTGGATTATAGGTTAACTCCTCTTTTGAATAGAGGCCGTCTCCGAGAATCCATTCGTTTGCGGTGTGGGGCTTTGTGGAGCCGATGTACATTCCAGGTCTTTTAAGAACGTGTTCAATCTCGTCTAGTAGCTGGTATTTCTTTCCTATTTCTTTAGTAGATGCCATATAGTTTCTATTGTATCTGATTTTTTATAAAAAGTTTTATCTAAATTGTATCATGCGGCTTTCTGCGTATTTAATCAATGATGGGTCTGCTCCCGGTAAATTCTTTAGGAACTGCCATTCGTACATGTATGCCAAGTGCTCCTCCTTTCTGGCCGGAAGAGTGTAACCTTTCATTGCTAATCTTAGGTGCAAGCTTTCATGTACCAAGACTGCTGCAACATTTTGAATTCCCAATCTAACATCGTTTGCTGAAACAAAAATGGTTCCCCTCTGATTCAAGGAACCTTCACAACTTGAAAAGCCTGCATTGAAAAATGAGACTGAATCACAAACTGTAATCAGTCCGGTGTAGTAAAAGCTAGGTGAGGTCTTGATTAGAGAAATTGCTGAATCGACTGTGGCTCTCCAATTATCCCCAGCCTGGTCAATGACGATTTGTGCATGGGATACACCGGTTACTGCCAATAAAATTAGCGTTAAAAATAGTTTTCGCATAATGTTATTATACTAAAATTAAGGTATCTTAACTCCAGGAATTCCCATTAACTGGCTACTTAATGCTCTAAGCATTGGGATATGATTTGAGAACTTAACTGTCTCGAACCAGAATGGAGTTTTGGTTTTTGAATTTAGAACAACTTGGTAATCGCTAAGACCTGCGTATTTCTGTAGAGTTTGAGGATTGAATATTACGGGTTTTGCAATCAGATTTCCATTCTCCTGACGAATCATCATTGGCGAAGAGAGTCCAACCATGTGTACCCAACGACCAGCTCTTTCAACTTCTCTAGCCCAATCAACATAGAATACGAAAAGTCTGCGACCTCCCTCAACATTGGGACCCATGACAACAATCGTATTACCCTTACCGAAAGAAACGGATTCGTCTACTACATCAGTTTCAGTAGAGAACTTAGAGTCAACTGCATTTGAAGGTTCAGAATAAATATGAGAATAGGCTTGAGACTTTAGGTCAATTAACTTTCCGATCCAACCTTCATTACGTAATCTCTTAAACACCAGATTCTCAACTGAGAACTCTCCGCCCTTATGCGCAAGCTGTTCGTCCCTTGATCTTGAGATCTTTTTCTTTAGAACGGATGCACGTTCCATAATATCGCGAGCCTCTTCAGGACCAGCCTCTTGAATCTCGTCCATCATTTTCTTGATCGCATAGATGTAATGGTCAGATTTTAGCTGAACGTCTTTTGGATCTACACTAGGCGGATTATACGCAGGTTTTCTAAGCCATTCTCCCTTTAGTAGAGAATAGAGACCTGATGCCAAGTGTAATTGATTTACGTCCTGTGCGTACAGTTCAACATCATATCCTCCAATATTTACTGGATGACGTTGATTCCATACGGTCTTTAAACCTTCCATTGCGATCTTCACTAGTTCAACGTCCTTGTTTATCTTGGAAAGATCCATGATAACATGCACGTCAAAGTCAGAGTGCTTGGTCCAGTTATAATTAGCTAGGGATCCAGTAAGTTGGATATCTTCAATTGGAGCACTAACCTTTAGGTCCTCATAGAAGTCATGAGCAATTTGCAGAAGCTTGGTTCTGAGCTCAAGGTTAAGGTCTTCTCCATCCCAGACCATTGGATTCAATTGATCTTGGTAGAATTGGCCCTCATTTATGAATTCGGTGAATTTAAACAGTTTCATCTAGATTATTTATCTAAGCCTCTAATCTCTCCTGGACGTATGGGCTTACGTATTTTGCCCATAACGCCGGATCGTAGTCGGTTTTCGTATCAGATAGGAATTGATGGAACCTGTTATAGAAAGGCTCGATCACGGACTGACCGCAACGATTCAAGGGTTTTGCCGAAACATCAGTAGATGCAACCTTGTGATTGTCAAAATTAGATGGATTATTAATATCGCCTGACTGCTTGTGACCTGCCATGTCTAAAGGATCTGACCAGTTAAAACAATAAGATGGGATATAGTGGGTAAAGTGTTCGTCCAAGTGGTTCTCATCCCTAAGCTTGGTGTACCAGCTCAAACCCTCGTAACCTGTCATATCATCCCTAAACCCGATTTCTCTAATACGATTCATCTTTACGATTACTGATGCCTCTAGCGTATTTCGAGTAAGTTCAACTTTATGTGGAGTCGCGAAGATGCTTTTTTCAGGCTTCCATGCATCCTTGCCGTTTGCAGAGATTCCATCAACCGCTTGACGAATATGCCAAGGCAAGTAAGCATCGTCATCATCAGCTAACATGAAGTACTCACCAGTTGCATGAGTTACGGCATCTCTGCAAATGGCTCCACGGTTAGTGTATGATTTGCCAGTCACATAGTCAATATCATTATTGAAAAGCTTTATGTTTAAGGCAGTCAGGTCAGGATCAAGGGCCATTGGATTCTCGATGTCGGTGTTGAAGATAATTAATTCCTTATGTAGATAATCCTGTTGAATGAATTGTTCTATGATTCTCTCAACACAGCGGTATCTGCGATACGTTGTGCAAACGAAACTTACTGTCATCTTTGTAGTAATCTATTTTTGGTTTTCTAAATATTTATCGAGTCCAGTAAACGTCGCCGTCGACTAGGGCCTTAATGATGGTCTCATCCTTCATGATAGAATTGATGTAGGCTTTTGGATTCTTTACATTATTGTAAATTCTTTGAGTTCCATTTAGATAAACGACGGTCACTGAGTATCCGCCGGGTCTAAGACTTAGCTCGTTGGTTCTAAATCTTTCGTGTACGATTATTGTTTTTGACATATTTCTTATTTTCAGGTTAATAAATTTCGGATCATTCCCAATAGCATTATGAATACGGTTATTGGCCAGGTTAGGATGACTACTACTCTAGCTATTAGAGTTTTAGGAATTTGTCGATTTGCTTGCCTAGATTCAATGTACTCAATGAATGCTCCCCAAATGAGGCCAAGTATTAAGTAGGTTGCTAGGTCGTGTAATAAATTAGTTTGCATATAAAATTGTTGGATTATCTTTGTGAACGTCTATTTTTGGATATAGGCTTTTAAATTTCTGAAGATTGAACGGTCGGCAGATCAAGTGAATTCCATTCTTGCTATTGACAGTCCACATAGTATCGTCTCTATCCGTGTCAGCGATTAGAGTTTGCACTAAGTGGATTACTTCATTGATCGCCCGATCGTGATCTCCTTCAAGATCCTTATAGTCAATATCAATTATCCAGGTTTTGTCGGGATCCGAATGATAGGTGCCAGCCGCTGAGTCAAATGCTTTTCTTACTGCTCGGTAATTACCATCCTCTATGTAACCGGCAATCATCTTCAAAGCTTTGAGCGAGGTCTTACGATAGCTTCGGCGATTGAGTCTGAAATAGGCTCTAGCATTATTGTCTTGACACTGCTTGACTACATCGGGCACAAGCTTGTCAAAATGGTCTAATGATTTGACACAGTAATTCGCAAGAACAATCATGTCCGTGGCCATGTTAGGATTATCCTTACGTCTCTTAAAGATCTGTAAAAAGTAGAAAATATCTTCAGAATCAAATTGTAACATTGATCTGATCTGCTCAGTATTATTGACCATACTGGCTTATTATACTAAATATTGGGCAAAAAGGTTACCGCGTATATTAACGCACAGCGCGATTGTGAACAGTCAATCTTGGGTCGTCTAGTAATTGTTGTATTTCCTGGTCAAGAGGACTTGTCGAGTACACTACTAGTTTTGCAGGTTTATCAGTGGTTAACCGTGTTCTAAATGCATTTGTTGCTTGTGTGATCTCAAGCATAGTCCATCCGACCAAAGACTGAATCTTGTCTGACCATTTTCTGATCTGATAATCGTTTGCGTCTGGCATTCTTTGCTTAATAAATTCAGTTATAACTTTCGTAAACTCAGACTCTGCTCGTTGTCTTGAAAGAGTTGATTGAATTGTACGCTTTGCTGTAAAATTATTGGTTGTAAAGTCAAGCGTGTTAGAGACCCATGCCATTGCCTGCTTGAAGAAATTGATCTCTGATAAACTGGCGTCAAACCTTTTCATTTGCAGATTCATGTCCCGGTAGCCAGTTTTAGGAAAGATTCGTTTTACTACATTAACATTTGCAAAGAACCCTATCGCAAAGTCAGTCTTGATATTTCTATCAACCTTCTTTGAAAAGACTAGTGTGTGATTGAGTAGTTGAGTAACGGATGATGATAGAAAAACGCCTTTCGCAACTAGTGCTGCATATTCCGGAGAATCAACAACTTCAATCAGCCATCGGAATTCAGGTTTCTTTCTAAGATCTTCAAACCATTCTTTTGAATAAATGGTATGTTGCGAATTGGTCGTTAACTCGTCTTTTGCATGCTTACGTAGCTTAATTTCAATAAGAGACTTTCGCTCAGCATACTCATGATCATCGACAAGCCCGAGGTCCATTAATCTCTCAAGATATTCTAACTCGGCCATTAATAGGTCAAGTGCTTGTTCTTCAAATAATTTTATGTATTTCAAACTCTATTATTATTTTTTGGCAGCAGCACCAGCCGATCCTGAAGTTCCAGCAGAACCCACATTAAGGGCTGCACCGAACTGAGGCTTATAGTTTTTTAGTAAAGAATCCAATTGCATGGCTTTTTCTTGGGCCTGCTTCTGTAAATTTAGATCTTGAGTTGCTCTATATTCAGATTGAGCTTGGACTAATTTTGCAGTTAGTGCGGCTTTAACCTTGGGTTCAATTTCCTTTTCTTTAGCATCCCTTTCTGCTTGAGTAGTAACCGAGGCCTGCGCATCAAGTAGAGTCTTGATTGTAGCATCTTGACCGGCCGCAGCCTGTAAGGCTGGGTCGTTTATCATTCGTAAGTAGGCAGCGACCTGTTGTACACCAGCCGCTTGCATTGCTTTATCGAAACCAGCAGAAGCGGCTCCGAAAATTTTATCAGCAGCACCGCTACTCGAAGTCCCAGCTTTCCCAGCTGAACCGGCTGAGCCGGTTGAGCCTGCTGAGCCAGTAGAATTGACTCCATCTAAAATATCAGAGATTGCATCGATCTTTGCAGCCCCGTCCTGTTCAGTTACTTTGAATCCGTATCTAGCTGAAAACGCATAGTTAGATTCGCCGTTTGGCAATTGTTCTAGGGTTCCAGACTGAAGCTTTAATGCAGTTCCGCCGATAGTTTTTAATTTAGAATTGACTGCATTATCTGAGATTGTTAACATGACCACTATATTACTGCCTTTATCTGCTATCTGTGCAGCATCAGTTATGGCCATCATCTTGCCAAGTTTTTTATTAGACAATTTAAAGATTTTTAGATAATCAGTCCATTTAACTTTGCCCGTATCTGCGAAAGTTGTCATTGGATCAGTAGCACCTTCTCTAATGAACGATTCAAATAATTTTATGTATTTTGGCATTTATTGAGTAATTTATTTCAGGTTTATTTATTCTAACCGAACACTCTAAGAATTATCGAAGCCCAGTCCTGGATAACGTTTTTCTTAATTTGACCTTGGCATCATGAACGTTTGACTTGACGGCACCGACCGTTGTACCCATGCGAACCGCTGCTTTATCGTAAGATAGTTCCTCGTACACAACCAATTTAAAAGCAAGTCTTTGACGCGCTGGTAACCTATCCACGAGATCTCCGATTAGGCTCAATGCTCTATGGTCCGAATAACGATCCTTAACTGCAGCCTCGTAATTTTCAATGTCTTGACAGTTTTTTACCTTGTCCTTAACTAATCTAATCCAGTCAATGGTTTCATTACGAACTACTTGTGCAAGCCATGCAGCAAATGGGCCGGCGCCTTTCCACTTATCCAAGTTCATAATTACCTTTGACAGCCCCTGACCGACTGCTTGATCAAGATCATCTTTCTCAGTTAAGTATTTTCTAGCACTTTTATAGGCAAGAGGTTTCCAAGTATTCCATAATTCAGATAGCGCACGTTCATCACCGGCGCGAGCAGCATCGACCATGGGGTCCATGTAGCGCGTATTTAGATCCATAAGTAGGATTAATATACTAAAATAAGTTAAGCTGATTTAATGATGCTTGCCAAAGTTTTGGCACGATCTCCGACTTGTTTTGCCCATTTTGAGTTAATCATTTCTTGAGAAGCGGCAAGGAAGTCCTTATTTTGAATATGAGATAGAAATTTCTTGAATCCAGATAATCTAGGCATTCCCAGGTTAAACGCCATTTCGGTTAAAACGCCTTGAACCTTTGGAGGTAGAGTCGGCATGTTTGGAACAAGTGCCTGTGCACTAGTTTTTGCCTGTGCAAGATCAGTAAAGAATAGAGCATTTATTTGTTCTTGAGTTAATGACGACTTACCGGCCAAGATCTTTTCAAAATTTGCTCCAACTTTTTTCAATTGAGCAGCTGCATCTGGACGCGTAAGATTAAAACCTATTCCGACCGTTGGAATCCCTTCAGAGTCCGGGTACACGGAAGGTCTTGAGTCTTCGTGTTTTATTACACGATCCTTGATTGAAGCAAGGATTGGGTCAATCGGTGGAGGTGGTGATTTAAAAGAATTAAGGTACTGTTCAAGCTTAACGTTCCGGACGTGAGTCATTATCATGTTCTTATATCTAGCATCTAGAATTCCAAGTTCTCCATTGATTGCATCGCCAACGCTTGGATATTCCCATTTTTTTTGCGGATCGGCATGACCTGCTTTCAGTATTTGGTTTACCTTAATTAGCGAGGCTACATCAGGAATTGAAGTTATTGCTAAAGTTAATGTAGCCTCATCTGTACCAAGACCGGCGGAAGCCGTCTGAATTTGTGCAGCAATTTGGTCGACGGTTAACGCTTCATTGATCCAGCTTTCAAATAGTTTTACGTGCTTCATTTAAAGTTACTAATTATTTACCTAGTTATTTATTTTAGCCTAGCTTACATGTAAGCTTGAATAAGGAAAACGTACTCAAACCAACCGATATCGTCAATACCATAGGACTCATATATGTGTTCTCTAATTCGATCAATTTCGTTGGAGTCTTCGTCTGAATTGACATCTATGTAGTGTGCAAATAGTTCATCAAACTTGGCCTTTAATGTATTAATCGCAGTGCTTACTTCAGGATCATCCATCCATTCTTCAGTTAACTCCTGATATCTTTCTTCAAGAGGTGCAGAATAGTTAGTTAGCCCTAGCTCTCTAAGACGGGCCTTGTCGTCCTTAGTAAGGTCTTCGTTAATAAATTGATTGAATGCTTTTAAATTTTTCATAAGTGATTTATTATTTTGAGCCTGTTTTTTGGGTGCCTAACTTGACTGCGATCTGCTTTGAGATTTCAATGTCTTGATCGGTCGCTCGATTGATTGCCTCCTTCTCCATTCGTCTCATGAAGTCCGGAAACTCGGCTCCAATCTTGAGCACGCATTCGGTCCAAGGTTTTGGATCGTATTCTCTCTTTCCAGTATAGTACTCACGAGCAATCTCGCCAGCAATATCATTGTCCAAATATACAGTATCCTCTCCAAGTTTGAAACTTGCCTCAACTGTTGGATAATCCTCCATTGAGATTAACCATTGGCACGATGTCCCGTTCTCAAGTTCAGCCCAACACTTCACGCTCTGCTCAGTCTCTTCGCACTCCACTATCTTTTTTACCTTAGTTGCCAACCAGTCTTTAAAAGATTTAGGTTCCTCAACAACCTGTGAGTCAGTCGTAGTTTCAGTCGTGTCCTCTTCAGGTTCTGTTTGAGCAGGCTCCTCTTCAGGCTCGGCTTTAGGCTTAGCCTTCTTCTCCTGCTTCTTGAACGGCACAGGTTCATGAGCTTGATCCGCTGCGAGTTCCATGTCCTTAAAGAAGTTCTCGTATAGTTTAACGTATTTCAAATTATGGTTATTCAATTTTAGTAATCGTGTTGAATTATTGTCTATTTATTAAACCTAGACCTCATCAAGCCAGTCCGGTTCGTCCAGAATCTCTAGCATTTCCTGGTATGAGTATGGTCCATCAGCCGTTGTTAAGAGTTGAATGCACTGAGGTATTGTATCTTCCCACTTAACAAAGGTTTTCGTACCGTCTAGTGATAGCCTAACCGTATCGGCACCGGTCTCTAAGACCTCTTCGAAATTAATCTTTGATAATTCTGAAACATTGAATATTATGAACTGTCTTTCCATTCAAATGATGTATTATTTTAAATTCCAAGTCTGCCTCTTTGTGCATTGAAATTTTGCAGTACTTGAGCTGAGGTTAGGGCTCGAGTATAGAGCCGAGCAACGTTAACCCGGATTGGTGAGAACCCAACCGGAGAAGTAGTATTCGGCCTAGCTGCAAGCTGTATTCGAGCGACCGTATTTGATATTGAGTAAGTTGAAGAGGTCGTCTGCTTTAGAACACCATTACGATAAAACATTAGGTTAGTGCCGTCATATACTGAAACTATTTGATGCCAGGTATTATAGAAACTACCGGTTGGAATTATCTCACCGGCATACGCAGTAACTGCACCGCCAAATCTTTCGCCATATAAAATAACATTACCTGCACTCACGCTCGCGGAGTTCTGTGAGTACCACAATCCCCAACCTGCGTTAAAACCTGAAATAACTGTGTAACTCGAAAAAATTGGGTAATACGCTGTTGTACTGGCTGCACCAGTATAAAACCAGATCTCAGCTGTGTAGGGCTGAGTGCCGTTAGTGCTAAATGCTGCATTGTAAGCACTAGTAGTTAAGTAATCATTCGTGCCATCAAATGACCAATACGATGCTGCTCCAGCTGAAACAAACGCTGGACCGTTTGTCAAGTTTTGATTAACTACTGACCTGCCCATATCATTCACCACAGTACCGGTACGTGGATACGAAGGTGCAAAAGCAGCATCAACTGACCATACTAAGTTAGTTGTATTAACTGTTTCATAATCTCGATCAATTACCATCTTATCGGTTTGGCCGTAATAGTATTGTAACGCAAGTGCGGCACTAGCATAGGTTGTGCCTGAAATCATAGCTGTATAATTTACTAGCTCTGCATCGTTTGCAGCAACGTAAATTGATGGGCCTCCGCTTGCTTTATTTAGATATATCGTGTAGCCTCCAGCAGGTGGCGTGATTCCATTCCAATAGTCGGTTGATGACGTTGGTCCCTTATCAATGTCGCCGGCTCCTATCCAGTAATTTGACTTTTTAAGAGCTTCGGTCTGGGTTGTCGCACTGTACTTTACTACATTTGGCATTATTTAGATTTCAGTGTTTTTTGGATTTGAGCCTTGAGCTGCTTAAGCTTGGGTAGAGTCTCGTCCTCTACTTGAACCGGCTCAGGTTCCGGTGCTCTGGAATATGCAAGCTCACCGTCTCCTCCGCCTGTACCTTGATCAGGTCTAGCCTTCATCATTTGCTCTCGACGACGACCTGCAAGAGCAGCCTTACGCTGGGTCTCCTCGATCATGCCATTCACGAGGCCCATGATCTCTTGCTGTTTTTGTATGAGGTTCGCTGTACACTCGCTCTGGCCCTGAACCAGCTCGGCGTTAAGAGTATTGATACGCGAGGTAAGCTGCAGAATCTGAGCTTCTTGAGCCTTGAGCTGGGTTGCCTGGCTCACGAGCCTAACATTAAGCTCGTCACAGGTGTTTGTATTTGAGTCTATGATTGATGGACCTAGACTCACGAGCACAACTGTAAAGACGAGTATGAGTAGGGCCGTGATTCGCTGGGCCGGTGTGAAGCTCTTAAGTATGTCGGAAATATTGTTGAACATGTTGGACACGTTTCTTGTTATTTATCGCCCAATCTACGGGCACAAAAAAAGCCCCAAATATGGAGCTTTAATTGCTAGTTATAGAGTTCTATTTAGTCTTTGCTATGATTGACCATACACCACCGATTAGGGTCATGATTGCACCAATCAATTCATTAGATACGGCATCTGTTGCTACGCCTTTTGCCACTAGGGCTCCACCGATAAAGGTTAATGTGTGTCTTACTAGTCCTAGTATTTGCTCTTTTTGCATCATAATTCATCTTTTGTTTTTTTTATTATTCAAGTCGTGTTAATTAACGACGATTTCTAGGGTTAAGTATCTTTTTAGCAAGATCAAAATAACGTTTCGATTTTTCATCTCCGAACAGAGCTTGAGCATCTCTCGGCTGTTGATCCCATAGGTCACTCCACTCTTTATCTAATTTAGTAAACTCTTCGCGCTCTTCCTTGCTAGGTCCATCAATTCTTTGATAATCAACGCCTGATGTTAAACCAAGGCGTCTTAGGTCTTCTATATTAGCAGTGCCTTCACCATATTGTAGAATACCGCTCACAAGATCTGGAATAGGTAGAGTTATCGGTAGCTGTGCACTAGCCTCGATCGGCTGCTTGATATTAAGACTATAGCTGGTAGCATCGGCCTCATACACTCCATGTAGCGTGTACGTCCCATTTCCAAGATCGACTGTGATATCGTAATACTCTAGATCATAGTCCCTTTCATCAGGGTCCGTATCTAACCCAATTTTCTGAATCAATGGATCAAGCATAGCGAGAGTCATCTCGTCGCCAGCATCTTCCAGATCTCTAATATCCTCATCAGACAGATCAAGGTCTTCTAGTTGTTCATCTGAAAGAAATGCGATGTTTTGGAACGGCATAACCTGGCCCGATAGATCAGGACGGGTTTCACGTGATTCATTTACGAATTGTTGAAATCCTTTAATTAATTTCTGCATGATTGTTTCTTTTTTTTTATTTATCAATTGATTTGATACCTTAAAACAGGCCGTAGGTTAATACGTTTTAATAATCGAAGGCATCGGTCTCTCTACTCAGAAAATCGAATCGGTCTAGAATCGCTTCCTCGCTCCAGCTGGCTAAGCCAACGAAGACAATCTTTTCGTAGCCTCCTCCTCCTGGCCCGTAATTACCGTAACCGTTTTCCTGATCGCTAAACGTGAGCTTTGCCTTGAACCTTAAGTCTGGATCAGAGTACGAATCATCAGCTGTCATGAACTCATCAAAATCATCCGGAAGGTCAGGTATATTCGATAGGCCTAGTCGATGCAGGTCAAAGTCGATTACTTCAAGCAGTTCGGCGGTTAGAGTCGTTTCAATATCATGGGTGTAGTCGTCATTGTCGTCACCGTATCCGGAAAGTCGTTCTTCCCTGGAGAACCGTTCCGGAAATTCCTCAATGAGATCTATTTGAATTGTGTCGCCTACTTGGGCACTTTCATTCACGAATTGAGAGAATCCCTTAATTAATTTCTGCATGTGTGCTTCTTTGGTTATTTGACTTCATATAATTAATCGGCTCTTTCAAGGTTCTCAATATCAGTAAACACTCTACTGTCAGTAACATTAGTCTTTATCCAATTACGAACCTCATCCTCGTTATCAGTTGCGGTTGCTATCGTGAACCTAATAAAGTTTCTCTGACCATAGTTCATCGAACCAAAACCGAGATCCTCTATGGCCGTCGTTATAAGGTCTCTAAGCTCACCGAGCCCTGCCCGAGTAGCCTCAGTCGTATCAACATCAAGCTCAAGTTCATCAATTAGGTCTAGTAACTTAGGTTTTCGCATTTGGCCAATTTCGTCTTCGGTTGGAATCTCATCGTCTTGTAGTACGTAATCCTCCTCGGTCCATTCATCGATATCAACTGAGTCCTCCTTTACCTGAAAATCTGGGCTAATTGAATTAATTTCAGGTAACCATCCAATAAAAATACTCTTGATGTATTCCGGTTCATTCTGACAAGCTTGATCGAACTCAATCTCGAGCTCAACGGCCCAGTCAGTTGGAGCTAATCCAAGTTCTCGGAGTCGAGTCTCTATTTCGTCTCCAGTGAGACTCTCGTTTACGAATTGAGAGAATCCTTTAATTAATCTTTTCATGTTGTATTTTTTTTGTAAGATTATTTATTAGACTCAAGGTCCCGTCTAAGCATGAAGTAGACTAGATCAGTTTGGTGCTCCCATTCAACCGCTCTAGTCCCGTTCCCGTCCTCAAAGAGCACCACCCTAACCTCGTCCCAGTATTCCGGCGAGTCAACAAAGATCTCTTCAATCTCTCGCGAACTCTCGGGTCGACGATACTCGTCGGTGTCCGGATAATAGGTTAGTATACCAGGAAAGCGACGGCAGAATTCACGAACGCTCGGCTCGGTCAGGTGGGTGAGAGCCAGCAGGTTAAAGACCTCAACCACAGAGTCCAACGGTAAGCTGTCAAGCAGTTCTTGCTGATTAGCAAGGCCAAGTTCATGGAGTCTGGCAACATCCGGCGGAAGTGCAATGCCAAGCATTTTACAGGTCTCAATCGCGGCCTCTGAGTACATCTCAAGGCGGCCTTCCGCCTCGGCAAAATGGTCCGGATTGAGCACGTCCTGTAGAGTTGCAAGTTCTGAATTATTGAATTCTTCGAATATCTTAAGGTATTTCATAGAGTTATTTATTCGGCTGCAGCCTGACCAGTTTATCTTAATTCTTTACCACCTTAAAGAGGGCTTTCTCGATGGAGTAGCCGTTATTAATGAAGTATTTTAAACTATCCACATTACAGTGAGCATAGATCATTTTGTCCGAGTCTTTTATTTTAGAGTCTCGATAATTCCAGAGCAGTTTGTATATGCCCTTTTGTCGATGTTCTTCTTTAACATAGGCATGGCATAGATAGATTACAGCAGGATGGTCTAGATATGATACAATACCTACCAGTTCGTCTTTAATAAAACAGCCATAGTAGGTCGCGTATTCATCCAACAGGTCGGGTTTAATCTCAGCGAATTCTTTGTGAACCTC